GCGTAGCCGGCGACGTACTTGATGCGCACCGCCTCGAACTCGCCGCGCGCGCTCGGCCAGGCCGCGCCGGAGCGCAGCACGACGCGCTGCGGCGCGGCGGCGGTGAGGTGGTAGGCCGACGGCGGCACGCTCAGGAAGACATCGGGGGCGGTCTCGCCGGGCGCGATGTACTCGATGCTCACGATCGAGCGCACCGGCCCGAGCGGCAGCTCGACGAGGGCGCGAGACTCGGCAACGCAGCGCGCGGGCGTGAACGAATCGAGCGTCACCATCAGGGTCTGCTCGCCGATGCTGCGGTCGATCGAGCGCTCGATCCACTGCCGCCCGGCGCGAATCCAGGACGCGATCAGCGGGTCTTGCGAGGTGTCGCCCGGGAAGCCCGGCAGGTCCAGGCGCAGGAACGTGCGCGCCTGAGCGAGCGTGAAGGGCTCGACGATCGGCGCCGTGATGACGATGGGCGTCATGTGCCGACCCTCCGAAAGACGAACGAGCCGATGTCCTCGCGCCCGACCGTCTGCTCCATGCGGTCTTCGAAGACGACCTCGAAGTCGAAGCCCGCCATGAAGCCGACCAGGCCCGGGCTCGTGAAGTACCAGCAGTGCTCGGCCGGCTTGTAGTGCTTGGAGCGCAGCGCGTGCTCGGGCCCGGTGAAGATCGGGCAGCTCACGAAGACGAAGCGGCGCGCGTTCGCCAGCAGCGCGCCGGGCTCGTGGATGTGTTCGAGCGAGTCCCAGAAGCACATCGCGTCGACCGACTCGCGCGCCGCGTTGCACCAGAGGCCGCGGGTCTGGAGCCAGTCGATCGCGGCCGGGTTCACGTCGAAGCCGCGCGTGTTCGGCCGCTCGATGACGAAGCGCCCGCCCCCGATGCCCACGTCGACGACAGCGCCGTCCCACCAGGCCGAGACCAGCACCCGGCGCAGGGCCGTGAGCGCGATCCCGCTCGGCGCGCGGTCGAGCGTGCGGTAGGCCTGCCAGTACGACTCGACGTAGGGGTTCTCGGTGACGGGGTAGTAGCCCAGGCCCAGCTCGGGGAGCCATTGCAGGCGCTCGTCGCGCAGGGAGTCCCAGAGCGCGGGGGCCTTGCGCAGCAGCGCGGGCACGGCGGGGCGCAGGGTGGTCAGCACGGCAGCGTCTCCGCGAAGCGCGCGACCCGACGGTCGAAGTGCGCGATCGACTTCGAGCACTCGTGCTCGGCGCGCGCGCAGGGGCAGAAGTCCTCGGGCATCGCCGCGATGAAGCGGCTCGTGTCCATGCGCGTGTCGAAGATGCGGCCCGGCCCGTTGTGAAAGCCGCAGCCGCCGTAGACCAGGAGCATCGGCACCTGGTAGGCGACCGCCGCCGGCACGAGCCAGCCGACGCCACCGACGACGCCCGCCGCGTTGGCGACCAGGGCCATCAGGGATTCGACGTTCAGCTCGCCGTGGTGGTAGCACTCGTCGGCCTCGGGCAGCGGGGGCACGGCGACTTCGTGCGGCGGCGCGAGGTCGGCCACGCTGATGACGCGAAAGCGCTTGCGCAGCGTCTGCGCGGCGCGGTCGATGTACTCGGCGCGCGGCTCGCGGCTGGCCGACTTCCACTCGGCGCGGCGCGTCACGGGGCGCACGACGACGTAGGGCTGGCGCCACTGCTGGCGCACCGGCGGGCCGGAGAAGTCGAGCGCGTCGGAGGTCACGCCGACTTCGCGCGCGAGCGCGTCGAGCATCGTGCCGGGGCGGTTGACGTAGCTCCAGCGCTGGTGATCGACCAGGTCGGGCACGGCGTGCCAGGGGTACGGGCGGGCCGCGTTCTTGGCCTGCGTTCGAAGCTCGGTGCGTGGGGCCACGCACCGCACCGGAAGGTCGGCGAAGAGCTGGGGCCAGGGCGTATCGAGGTAGACCACCCGGCGCTTGACGACCTCGCGCACGACGGCGCGCTGGTACAGGTTGTCACCCAGGCCACGCATGCCTTCAAGCAGCAAGGGCGCGCTCAAGGGGCATCCTCTCGAAGCAGGCGAGCGCGGTCTCCCGGCTCGCGTTGACGACGTGCACGCCGAGGCGGCGCAGGTCGGCGGCGGCGCCTGCCAGGCGATCGCGCCAGGTCTGGAAGTCGACCGGGTTGCCGAGCGTCTTCTCGTCGTGGTCGGGGTGCCAGTGAAGGCGCCCGCCGGTGGTGCCCATGTCGTAGCCGAGCAGGGTCACGCGGTCGGCGCCCCAGAGGGCGGCCAGGCCGATCGCCGAATAACCCGAGTTGCCGCCGGTGTGCACGCGCGTCGGGTGCTCGCTGATGCCGGGCTCGTCGATGCCTTCGATGTGGCTCATGCCCGGCTGCGTGCCGAGCATCGGGTCGAGGGTCCAGCGCTCGGCGCAGGCGCGTTCGGCCTCGGGGTGCGCGAGCCACCAGCGCGCGTCACCGGCGTGCAGCACGTCGGCCCACGGCGCGAGCGCGAAGCAGTTGTTCACCGCGATGACTTTCCGAAAAGCCGGGTCGGCCGTGCGCCAGGCTTGGACGCGGGCGCAGTCGTCGCGGGTGAGGCTGGGGCCGCTGGCGATGCAGACGACGTGCGCGCCGCGCCAGCGGCCGGGACGTTTCCCGGGGGGTGCCCGGCGAAGGGGCCGGCGATCACGCCGCCGATCGGTCGGATGCGCAGCAGCCCGGCCTGTTCGAGGTCGCGGGCGAGGCCCTCTTCCATCAGGCGCACGCGACCGGCGCGCGCCACGATGGCGCCGTGCACGAAGTCTGTCGTGGGGATCGCTTCGACGAGCTTGGTGTCGGCCTCCGGTGTTGCTGGTGGACCCCGCCTGGCGCGACGCACCGGACATCGCGCGACGCGCCGAGCTGCTGCTCGCGGGGTGCTATTGCTTACGGCAGGTTCGCGTTCTTCACGAACGCTTCGGGCCGGTAGGTCGCCAGGGCCAGACGTTCTTCGCAGCGGATCGTCACCATGTTGCGGATGAAGTCGTCGGTGTTCTCCGAGCTGACGACCACGTTCGCGTCTTCACGGTCGAAGATTTGCGCGCCCATGCGGAAGGCACCCACCAGCGCGGTGTCGACCGTCATCGCCTGGGTGGCGACGACCGGGCGGCCCCACAGCGCGGGGGTCGCCAGCGCCTGCGGGTTCGCGAAGATATAGCCGCCGGTGGTTTCCTTCAGCAGCTCGATCGCGGCCCAATCGCTCGGGTGCAGCACGATGCCGGTCGCCGGGTACTCGGCGAGTTCGGCTTGCAGCAGCATCAGGCGCAGCACGTCGATCGCGGTCGGCGTCGGCACCACGATCGGCGCGACGTAGGCGGTCGCCTGCGTGTAGATGCCGTTCAGGTTGTTGCCGACCCCCGAGCCCTTGAGAAGCTGGTTCTCTTCGACCAGGGCCAGCCCGTAGCGCAGGCGCCCGTCGATGTTCGACTGCAAGGCGGCGAAGTCGTCGAGGATTTGCTTGGAGGCCTTGATCCAGTGCGCGATCGTGACGACCGCCGACTGCGTGAGCGCGTAGGCGATGCTCGACTCGGGCTTGAGCGAGCCCTCCGAGACCGGCGCCGCCGCGTTCGTGAAGCCGGTTTCCTTGACGAACTGGATCATGTTCGAGACCGTGCGCCCCGGCATGATGAGGTCGCGGATCGTCAGGCGACGCGCGGTGCCCGGGAAGATCGGCTGCTGCATGTCGGCCGGCACGCCGAGCGTGGTGGTGGTCGTCGTCGGCATCGAGGTCAGCGCGGCGCGCGGCACCGGGCAGACGAAGCCGCTCTGCGTGCTCTTCATGCCACCGGCATCGATCCAGGCCTTGAAGGCTTCCGAGCCGACGAGGGCCGCCCCGGCGGTCTGCTCGGCGATGCGTTCCTCGGTCCCGGCGCGTGCGGCCTTCTGCTCCACGTCGAGCAGGCGCGCTTGCAGCTCGCCCTGCTTCACGAGCAGCTCGTCGACGGCGGGCTTCATGGCAGCACTCATGTCGCCGGCCTTCTTCGCTTCGAAGAGCGCTTTCTCGCCGACCTCCTTGACCTGGTCGCCGATCTTCGCGAGCGCGGCCTTGAGTTCGGTCGGGTCCATGTCGAAGGCGATCAGGCCGCTGCGGGCCATGTGCGAGAACAGCATGGCGTGCATGCGGTTGGCGACGCCGAGC